ATTCACCATTGCAGCAAGTGGTGTTAAGTCCGAGGAAACCGGGTTATCAATCCCAGTGTCTGCTGGCGACATAGTGTTCTACAATGTGGACTCTGTGACTTCAATGAAGTTTGTTCTCGTTGCATTGACGGTGACGTTATGACTGATGTTGATGAAACAGTTGACTCTAAGTATTGTTGGACTGAAAGCACTTTCTTACTCAACAGTACATTCGTCATTGGGTACACAGCATCAGGCCATTTTAAAATTGGTGTGTTGATCAATGATGTTGTTATACCAGCCGGTGCAACCATCAACGATGCACACTTAACATTTCAATTAAGTACCAATGGTGGTAGTGGCAATGCACCGTTGTATGCCAATGACACTATCACACCAGTTGTTCCGACATCCGTTGCTGATGCAAATGGAAAGACAAGAACCACTGCATATGTGTCCATAACACCATCGGGTGCTTCAGGTTCTTATTGGGATACACCAGACATAAAAACAATCGTCCAAGAACTTGTCGATTCATACGACTATTCTGCTGGCGAACCGATGATGTTCTTCGTACCATCTACGTCGGGATCAGGTGCGAATTATTGGTACTTCTACATGGCTCTTAGTGCACCGACGTTACATATCACATATACCTCCCTCGGTGGAAGGAAAGTGCAGGTGATGTTCGTATGAGCAGTGGTGATTACAGCGGAGGTGAGAAAGGTGGAAGCGGTAAACATGGTGATGAGAGACATAATCATGTTCATGGTACAGGTCCTACAGGAGCCACAGGACCGGCTGGGGTGGGAGGGGCTGATGGTCCAACCGGGGCCACTGGACCCACTGGTGCTACTGGTCCTACTGGTGATGTGGCTGGTAGTTGTCCTGTCATGGGCAGTACCCCGTTTGACAACTTGACCAGGAAAGCAGAAACAGAAGGAGGTGACATAATTGTCGTATGGGGATGGGATGATACCACAGGTGAATATGATTACTTCTGGCAATATGTGGCCGATGTAGTGTTTGTCGGAGCAACTGGTGCTACAGGTGCTACAGGTCCCACAGGTGAGATGGGGGGTACGGGGGCCACCGGTGCGACTGGTGCTACTGGTGCGGCTGGTGCTACTGGTGCGGCTGGTGCTACTGGCGCGGCTGGCGGCACTGGACCTACCGGGGCGCAGGGTGAGAGTGGTGCTCTCGTAATGAAGGGCGAATGGACCGGATCTGCAACCTACGTCATCAATGACTGCGTTACATATGCTGGTAGCTCCTATGTGAGTCTGGTTAACCCTAACTTCAATCATACACCAAGTGGTGGAACAGATGCCTACTGGCAACTCATGGGTTCTGTCGGAGGAACTGGCGCAACCGGCCCGACTGGGTTGGCAGGCACTTCAGGTGCCACTGGTCCTACAGGACCAACTGGTGGGATCGGGCCTACCGGTGCTACTGGTGCGACTGGTGCGGCTGGTGCTACTGGTGCGGCTGGTGCTACTGGTGCTACCGGTGCTACTGGTGCTACTGGTGCTACTGGTGCTACTGGTGCGGCTGGTGCGACTGGGACGGTCATCACCATGATTGATGCGACGACAGCGCATCTCAGCACGCCGTTTGGTGGAACCGTGTTCTCTGGCCGGATCAATGGTACACCGTCTGCAACATCCGTGAACTTCGATGGTGGCAACGAAGGGGTCTTCCCCGATGGTCGAATCATTCTATACAACACGACCAAAGGTAACTCACGCATTGCTACTGTTGGTAGTGACGGAGTGTCTGGTACGATAACAACGTTATCATCCACAGATAACTGGGCTAACGATGACTATATTCGAATATTCTCGTCTGCGATTGGATCATCATATGACGACTACTATTGCGACGTTGACGTATCCGATGTAGTTGCAGTATCCGCTACATGGATTCTCGTACATGCCAATATGAGCATAGCGATACCAGATACATGTGCTGTTCGTGTTCACCCGTTCGAAACACGCAACTCTATCAAGGAGACCGTTATTGACTTATACGGATCGGATGGGCCAGTCACGTTCACCACGGATGCGTGGATAAAGAACGTGAATAGGAAAATATGTGTTAGAGTCAAAGGCGATAGTACAAACGTTGATATATCAATCAAAGGGTATATGGTGTGATTATGGTAACTCCCTTGGTAGCAACAACTCCCCTCTGCACTGAAGCGGAGGCGGATGTTTACTTTGATCCTGCAAACAATCACTTGTATGCAGAAGAATGGTGGGCAGCAGATCTTGGCGCAAAGGCAACACTGATGACAGACTTTGCAACTGCTGACTCGAACATGATATTTGAAGCTGTGGACTATGGTGTTGATGGCAACCTAATTTGCATCGAGTTCGACGATGATTATGGACCACCTGTGATGGTGACTGGTAAATATGTTCATTGTTACATTGACCTTGGCGTAACTACTCTCGCTGATCTGTTGGCATCGTTGACTGGCGAAGCCGACTTCAATGCGATTGCCACAGTCACTGCGGTGGAGGGGACGGATGGGTTAGTTAGTGAGTACTCTCCGCATTTCTTGTGGGGTGGAGTTGATCCAGATACCGCAACTACTGGACGCAAGTTACCAGCACTTGCATTTGCTACAAGAAAGATAAACAATTTGCCTTTCAATGGCATGAAAGTGTCACCAACACAGGCCAATGCATTCCCACGTATGTTCACCAAACGCGATGGATCTGTGTATACGCAAACAGAAGTTCCTCTCGTGGTCAGATATGCATGTTGTGAGGAAGCACTTGCAATAATGAAGTATGGTAATACAACTCGCTACAAACTACAGGCTCAGGGCGTGTCTAGTTATGGGTTCGGTAACCAAGGCTTGAGAGAATCGTTCGTTGGTTCTAAGGAAGGTGACCTGTTATCAGGAGAATGCTTGAATCTACTTCGACCATTCATGCGTCGTAACTGGGTAATAGGGAGGTAACTATGGCATACCCCGAAGAATACATGAAAGAGACAGTCGTTGTAACAAAAGCCGACATATACGTGGGCGCATCGTGGCTTGGTGAAGGATACATTAAGAATGTTAAAGTTCGTTGGGAAGATTTCATTATGGAAGCACCAGACATTAACGACAACTATACGTTGTGTGTTGCTAAAGTTATAACAAACGAACCCATCGAAGCAACATATGCAGTGTATGAACAGCATCCACATTACTCAACGTTTAATGTCCATGAACGATACTACATATATCGCAGAGGTGTTAAGTACAGAGTTGTTCAGCACCGTGTATACAGTGATGTTGAAGGCACCGAAATGTATAGAGAGTTGTTGTTAGCGATTATTCCATATACATAAATCATTATATCATTTTTTAGTGATATCATTATATCGCAATACCCATATCAGCAAAGCTTATATATGTTAATGAATGCATGTATACATTATGTCGAGGCCGTTCTTGCCAAGGAATGTTCGGAGAAACAATTCTGTCACTGCTCGTTTCACAGACGAGGAATATGCTATGATGAGAAGTATTGCTCGCTGTGATGGTACAACATTGTCGAATACTGTCCGCGAATTGTGTATTATTGGTATAAGAGTGCAAACTAAACGCGCCAATCCATGTGACACATGTGAACTGATTCATGATACACAAGGAAATTGTGAGGTAAATATGGATACATTAGATCCAAAATGCTTCAATTGTTTGATTAAGAAAATGGTTAAAGCAGATCCAAGGGGTGCATATCATGTCAAGTGAAGTTGCTGAAGAGTCGATCACTGAAGAGTCAATCACAAGATCACATCCAGATTTCCCTGCACCACGATTTCTGGTTGATAAAAACATATGGGTCATGTGGAAGTTCGAGACACGTAATGGTAAGACCACAAAGGTTCCATATCAACTTAGTGGAAAGCGTGCGTCAACAACTGACAGTAGTACGTGGAATAACTATTGGGCAATAGTATTGGCAAAAGAGAGGGATAACAATACTACCCAACACCGATTCGATGGTATTGGAATATGTTTCGATGGGAGTTTTACCGGAGTTGACATTGATCATTGCATCATTAACGGAAATGCAAATGATATATCAGCAGACGTTATCAGAGAACTTGCAACATACTGCGAGTATAGCCCGTCACTCACAGGAATCCATGCCCTCGTCGTCGGCGAAATAGATTTGACAAAGAACAAGAACAAAGAATTTGGCATCGAGATCTATAAGAAAGGCAGATTCTTCACATTCACTGGAAAGAAACTGCCCGATTGTCCACAGGAGATGAGTGAAAATGTTGAAGGTCTTACTCGGATGTACACTAAGTACATCTTCAACGATTGGGAGGCAGCCCATACCATTCAATCCTCATTGGATGTGGCCCCAGTTCCCGCCCCTGTTGTCAGTCTCACCATTGAAAGTGTCATGTCCAAGATGGAGAAGAGTTCTAAATGGGATGAAATAAAATCTTTGATGGAAGGAAATATCGCTGCATATTCGATGGATGACAGTGCAGCAGATCTGGCGCTATGTAATCACCTTGCGTATTACACACAGCGAAATACAAAGTTGATGGACGAGATTTTCAGAACATCGAAATTATTTAGAGACAAGTGGGATGAGGACCGTGGATCACAGACCTATGGGCAGATGACCATTGATCGCGCATGTCTCGATACCAGGACCGTAGATGGCGACGAGACTCGACATCGGTACACGGAGGGAGGCAATGCGAATCGATTGTCTGATCTTCATGGACGCGACCTGCGGTTCTGTGGACACATGAACTCTTGGTTTGTGTGGGACGGAAACAAATGGGCTGAAGATAATACCAGTCTAGTTTATCAAATGAGTCGAGATGTTGTTCATCAACTATATGCTGAAGCTAAACAGAAACTGGCTGGTATGCAAAGTGGCACAGGAAATGCGAAGAATGTTGCGATGGTATCGAAGTTTGCTCAAACAACCGATACAGCGCGTGGTCTTACCAACATTGTTAAACTGGCAAGTACATTACCAGAGATGTCAGTTGCACCAGACGACCTTGATCGTAAACCAATGATGCTAAACACGGTTGGTACAACGATAGACTTCAACAAACCACAAGCAATGCTCAAAGATCCAGAACGTGATGATCTGTTGACTAAGGTTTGTGGATGTGCGTTTGATTTCGATGCAACGTGTCCACAGTGGGAGAGATTTATATCAGAAATATTTAATGGTGACACTGAACTCATGTTGTTTGTACAGAAAGCAATTGGTTATTCGTTGACCGGAAGAGTAAATGAGAAGTGTTTCTTCTTCTGTTACGGTGATGGATCAAACGGTAAGTCTGTGTTCCTCAATATAATCCGTGCAATGTTCGGAGATTATGGGCAACAGGCATCGATTCGTACCTTCCTTAAGAAGAAGGGTGAGAGCGAGATCAGGGATGATCTGGTGAACCTCAAGGGTGCACGCTTCGTGTCCGCCGTGGAACCTGACGAGTCGGCCCGGTTTGACATGGAAGTTATGAAACCGCTAACAGGCAACGACCCGATCAGATGTAGGACACTACACCAGAGACAAATCGAATATCTGCCTGAACTAAAGCTCTGGCTGGCTGGCAATACCCGCCCACTAATCACAGAAACCAATAGCGGTGCCTGGGATAGAGTTCGATTGATCCCCTTCACGGTGTCATTTATTGGCCGTGAGGACAGGGGCCTTGAGGATAAACTCAGGACCGAGTTAAGCGGTGTATTGAACTGGGCGATCAGAGGATACAGGATGTATGTAGAGCAGGGATTAAAAGCCCCGAAGTGTGTAGATGCCGCGACAGAAGAATACAAAGTGGAGTGCAATTCATTGCTCTCATTCGTAGCACAGAAATGTGTTGTAAATAAGCTCGGTCAGTTGAAGATACGCACTAAGGATTTATATACTGCATACTGCGAATACTGTCAGACCGAAGGACAGTACCCTTATAGCAGTAGGCGAGTTAAGTCGTCACTCGCATCACAAGGTATAGTTGCTACTCATACCAGGGATGGAGATTATTATATTAATATAACACTTAATATCTTCGCACCTGCCCAACTCCAGCTTCCACAGGAGGAGCGAGGTGGGGCAGAAGAATGGTGGGAGGAGCGAGGGGGCGAGTGTCCGAGTAGTGGTAAGATCGAAATGCCTACGCCTGTTCGCGAATCTCCTGAACATGTCGGCACGGATGGGGAAGATCAATGATCATAATCGCAGATACCTCTGTTTCCAGTGGAACTTTCGGGAGGGTCGCCTGAATGCGATGTGATAGAAGTGACGTTTGTGATGGCGGGTTGCCTATAATTCCATATATAATTTTTTTTTTTTTCAAGCAAACTATCGGCAAAGTCTATCACTCGTGTCATACGTATCACCACGCAACGAATCATCAGTCCTCTCCTGTGGAATATGGCAGTTTGTTGGAGGTTCAGATGCTAGGTAAGATAACGGCGTTATTGTATTTTTATACAGTCATACCAAGACTATGGGAATGGAATTTGAATTTGTACAATAAGGACAATTTACGACATACTTTATCAGGATTCGTATGATAAAAGTCTAGGTATTTAGAAGGTGGATACATTATGTCAGATGTCAAGAAATCTAGGAAGAAGGTTAGTGAGGAAGAGGAGCAGCGGATACTTACATTCCTGTTTGAAGGAAGAGTACCTTATGCAATAGGTAAGATTGTTGGTAGAGATCGCGGCGTTGTCATGCGAATAGCTCAGAAACATAAGCGAGAATTGTCTGCTGCTATTCTCAGCAAGTTGAATATGCCAACGATTGATGATGGTTTAACAGCGTATACACGTTATCTCAAATCGGAGAAGAGACAAGAGCTGTTGTCACAAACAATGGACAAAGTGTCTCGTATGTTAGAACGCGAGTCATTGCCACCCAAGGATGTTCGTGATCTTGCTGTATCATTAGGAATCATAATAGATAAGTTTGCTGTTGAAACAGGAAAGACGGATGAGAACGCGAAGGCAGCGTTGGTTGCTTTATTCCAAAAGATGGAACAGAATGTGACGGTGGATACTAATGGAGTTACAAGTACCAGTCGGAAAACAGGCGAAGTTCATACTATCGAAACCGAAACGAATGAATCTACTATGGGGCAGTTGGAGGAGCAGCAAGTCAATAGCAGTTGATCTCAAGTGGATCAGAGATGTTGTCACATTACCTGAAGGTAACATGTTGATGGTAGGTAATACCATCAACTCTTTGATACGCAATGTGTTGACACCAATGAAGAGTATGGTTGGTAAGAACAACATTGATATCAGAGTACAACGTAAGGAGGTTGATATCTTCGGCAGAACAATATGGCTCGAAGGCGCAGACAAGATGGATGCTTACAAGCGCATTGAGGGCGAGAGTCTACTTCGTGCTTATGTTGATGAGTGGACACAAGTGCCAGTGAAGTTTACAAAGACGATGATGAGTAGATTGTCTGATCCCGGTGCGTGTGTGTATGGCACGTGTAATCCTGGTGGACCTGGTCATTATCTATACAGAGATTATATCAAACGTTCTAACGAAATTGACATTGCGTTATGGCATTTCACATTAGATGATAATCCGTGGCTCGATCCTGCGTACAAAGCAGCAATCATTGCAGAGAATCCTATTGGCACAGTGTTCTATGATAGAAACATACTTGGTAATTGGGTGGCAGCTAGTGGTATAGTGTTTGCTAACTTCAATAGTCGTTATCATGTTGGTGTACCACCGAGTAATCTATTGCCAAAAGAACTTAGAATAGGAATTGATTATGGGACACACAATCCAACTTCGTTTGTTTCAATAGAAAAGTATTTAGTACCAGGTAAATTGAAACCAACGTGGTATGTTACTGATGAATACTACTGGGATTCAACAGTGATGTGTCAACAGAAGACAGACGGTGAGTACAGTAAGGATCTTGCTGACTACATGTCAGGTAAATGGATACAACCACCTCGCCTGCAAGCGTTGTTAGGTGACGAGGGGTGGCCTGAGGTAGGCAGTGATGGTAGTAAAAGGAGTGTTCTTATAGAGTATAGGAATGGGAATGATAACGGGAATGTGAATGAAAGTAGAAATAAATTAACTGAAGTAGAATTGATTAATGAACTGCAATGCGATTCACAAACACAAATTAAAAATACCCCCCCCTCCTCCCCCGTGCGGACTGTTGGTTGTCAGGCGGACTCATATTCCACGGGCGCGCCGCGCGCGCCTGTGGAATATGAGTCCGCCCGTAGAGCTGCCTATGCCACTACCATTGAGGTTGATCCCTCTGCTGCTTCCTTCATTCTTCAATTGAATAAGGATGGCATGAGGAAGGCGAGAGCGGCAGACAATGATGTTCTGAATGGGATAAGAAAGATAGCCACTATGATAAGCAAGGGGGAGTTGGTGTTTACCAGGCGCTGTCCCTGGCTGATCAAGACTATGCAGACGTACAGTTGGAATCCGGACAAGATGCAGGACGAGGTGATTAAGGAGGATGACCATCCTATCGATGCGCTTCGTTACGTGATTAATTCTTTATGAATTATATTTTTAATATTGTTATATATACAGTGCGACGATAGTGTATATATAGTATATTATATCTTTATCTTTATCCTTATCTTCATACCTCACTTCTTCCCCACCTTCATCATCTTAATCTTCTTCTCTCTCTTTATTATTTAACCTCACCCATCCTCACATTTTTTGGCGGCCCGTACACTCTCAAATTATTTGGGATGAGGAGATGATAACCACGAATCCGCACGCAGGAGGGAGGATATAAATAGCAGTGGCGTTATTGTATACCTTCATGCTAACTGATCAACGCTGGTTACAACCGATGCAGATTTTCCCTCCTCCGTCCGAGAACGAGCGATTGAGAATCTATGAAGAGAATGATAAACTATACAGTGGAGATTTTCATTTAGTATGGCGCGATTTGTGGGATCTACAGGATTTGCAGTCTGTGGACTCTACGCTGTCGACGTTCTTTCCAACCCCGTATGGACAACGCAAGTTAGAGTTCAATTGGTTTCTGGTTGTTTGCAATGTGTATGCAGACTTCCTTGTCAGTGAACCACCGCGTATGCTGGGTGGAACGTCCAATGAACAACTCACCTTGGATAACATTCGAATGAGATCTAATCTCGATGTCATGTTATACCGAGCTGCCGTTAACATGATCAAGTACAATCATGCAGTATTGAAAGTAAGATTCAAAGGTGCCGAATACAAAGAACCTGGTTCTGTTATTGAGAACGTTAAACCGTCTATCTGGTTCCCAATTGTTAATCCAGATAATGAAGATGACATAACAGCGCATGTTCTCGCGTGGACATTCACAGAACAGATAGGAACATCACAAGCAAAACTGTTGAAAGTAGAAATCCATGAACCCGGTGTTATCTTCCACAGGCTGTTCTGGATGAATGGTAATGTGATTGATCACGAAGTTGCTCTGAACACATCACGTAAGTATGCAAATCTAATCTCCTCTGTGGACACTGGCGTTTCGTATCCGTTGGTGTTTGCTATGCAGAATCCAACTGATGATTTCAAGAACATCAAGAACCTTGTTCACGAATTGGTTACACGAATCATCAAGGTGGCGAGTATCCTTGACATTCATGCGCGCCCATTGTTGGCGGGGCCTGATAATATGCTCACAACTGACATGGAGACTGGCGAAGATGCGTTGTTATTAAATGGTCGCTTCTTCCCCATACGCGATCCACAAAACAAACCGACGTACATCACATGGGATGGCAAACTCAATTCATCATTTACTGAGATGGACAAAGTAACTGACATGCTCTACAAGGTCACCGATCTCACTCCTGCTGCACTTGGAGACTACAGCCAGGGTATGCAGGTTAGTGGATCTGCGTGGAGGAGATTACTTGTCCGGACTCTGGCAAAGACCAGTAGACTCAGAACAGTGTTTGATATCCCATTAAAACGCATGATGCAGGCTGCGTCTGTCTTAGATTTTAATGGACGTGTCCCAGAATCCTCTGTAGTCACGCTACACACGATTGGGTGGCAGGATGGATTACCACGAGACATGAAGGAAGATACGGCCGTAGAGCAAGCCAGGAAGAACAGTGGTTTGACGAGTAAGCTGTCATCCATCATGAGACTCGATGATTGTACCAAGGAAGAGGCCGAGGAAGAGTTGGCTCGCATGAAGGCCGAGATCCCCGATGCACCCAGGGAGCAATCACCCATCGGCGCGCGCCTTAGAAACAATGGACGGCAACCTAGAGCCGATCTAACACCCGAAGGCGGCGAACATTCGGAGGTGATGAAGTGATTATTCCATGGGATGTTTTATTGAGGATCGTTGAACAACAGGGCATTGTCGCAGCCCTGTTGCTAATAATGATATTGCAGCAAGTTAACATGAACAGCAGATTGCTAAATAAGATATGTGCACTCGAAGAGTTCATTATGGAATGTTACAAGAATGAAATGATCAAGGATAATCCCAGTGGTACTTGGGTGAAGAAATGAAATCTACAATATGTCTCTGTATGATGGTGAAGAACGAAGCGCATGTTATATCAAACGCACTTCGTTCTGTTAAACCTTTTATTGATCATTGGGTGATTGTTGATACAGGATCAACCGATAACACCAAAGATATAATTGCTAACGAACTCACTGGAATACCAGGCGAGTTGCTTGACATACCATTCAAGAACTATGGTTACAACAGAACAGAAGTGTTCAAAGCAGCATATGATAAGGCAGACTATATGCTTGTCTTAGATGCAGATGACATCTTCCACATGAACAAACCATTGCCACAATTAACATCTGATTGTTATGAAGTTGATTTATCCCTTGGTGTTGGCGGTCTTTGTGTTTACAGACAGCTTAGATTGTTCTCCACTAGATTAAAGTGGGAGTATCGTGGAGCTGTTCATGAAGTACCATTCGCTCCTGGTCAATGGAAAGCAAAGTACATCAACAACATCCTTATAGAATCGTTTGGCACTGGTGCAACATCACATGATCCAGAGAAGTATTTGAATCATGCTCGCATGATCAAAGAAGATATTGATACAAACCCTGATTGTGATATACCAAGATCTACATTCTATCTAGCACAATCGTTGTTCTGTGCTGGTAAGAACAAAGAAGCAATACCGTATTACAGATCGCGGACACAGATGGCTGGTGGTACGAATCCAAGCGAGATTTATTATTCTTACTACCAGTTGGGAAACATCGCATACTCTCTGAAGGCTGTGGATCATGCGATTGCAAATTTCCTATATGCTCACAATGCAGATCCTAGACGCGCGGAGCCATTATACAAACTCTGCTTGATCTACAGGAACGAAAACAAGTTCACACTTGGTTATCTATTTGGTTCAATAGCAGTTGCTTGTAAACCAGATAATTCGTTCATGTTTTGTGAACCGCATCTTTACGGCGTTGTACTGTGGGATGAGATGGCGCTATGCGCTTTCTACACCGGGAGGAAGAAGTTTGCCGCTACATTCAACAGGAAGGTCCTTGCCGTACCGAATCTCGATCCTACATATATGAAGCTTATTGAAGAGAACTTGGCATGGGCAGTGAAGTAGAATTGGTTCAATGCAAACAGGTTTAAATATGATTGATGTATACGTATATTCACAGGCTAACAACTGCCGTGAAAGGTTGGTCTAATATGGCTGATGATGATAAGAGATTTACACAGGCTGATGTTGATAGAATCGTCAGTGAGCGACTGGCTAGAGATAGGGAGTCCAGGGGCGATCCTACTGTTCTCCTCCAAACAGTAGCAGAGCTGCGGCAGCAACTCCTCGATGAGAAGGCGACTGCCGCTTCCCTTCAGTCAAAAGTCGCTATCACTGACCGCACGTCGCTTCTCGCTAAAGTTGGTGTAGACCTGAAGGTTCCACAGAATCTTATGGAATTTGTTCAGGGAGCAACCGAGGAAGAGATGAAAGTCAGTGCCGCTAAACTAATTGCTGGCATCGGTCCTGGTCCAAGTATCGGAGGGTCCACCAATCCACCTGCGGGCAACCTCCCCCCGAAAGTCTACACTGCACAGGAGCTTCGAGAGATGAAGCCTGAGCAGATTAACGCGGATTGGGCAAACATTAGCACACAGCTCAAGGCTGGTCAGGTTAAGTAGGTCGATACTAAAATGGTCGTCACTGGCTTCATTGCCACAGTTTGGAGCGCACGTCTGCTTGAGAACTTGCAGAAGTCGCTTGTGTATGGACAGCCCAACGTAATCAATAGGGATTATGAAGGGGAGATCAAGGGTAAAGGAAGTACCCTGAAGATTACCAGCATTGGTGATATTACTATCGGTGATTACGTCAAGGATTCTGATATCACTGATCCAGAAGCACTTGATGACGCGCAATCCACCCTCAGCATCACCCAGGCAAAGTATTTCAACTTCGCTGTGGACGATGTTGATAAGGCGCAGACATCTCCTGCCCTAATGAATGG